GTGTCGTCCTTGCCAAGCTTGTTTACGTAGGCGTAGGCGTTGGGGTCAAACTAGAATGGGATGCTACGGCTAACGTTCTTATTTTTGACCTGCCTGTAAACTGGACAGAAGAGTATGATTTTTCTGACTTTACCGGTATACCCAACAACGCTGGAACCGGTAAAACTGGCGACATAGTAGCAACTACAGTAGCTCCAACTGCTGGAGATACCTACACCTTTATATTTACTGTGAACAAGCAATATGGCTAAGCAAGTAGATAAAAAAGCGATGGCTTGTAATAAGCCAAGACGAACTCCGTCCCATGCTAAAAAGTCCCACATTGTGAAGGCTTGTGAGAATGGGAAGGAGAAGGTAATTCGTTTTGGCGAGAAAGGCGCAAGCACTGCTGGCAAACCCAAAGCGGGCGAGTCTGCCAAGATGAAAGCTAAGCGCAAGTCGTTTAAGTCTCGTCACGGCAAGAACATCGCTAAAGGTAAAATGAGCGCAGCGTACTGGGCCGACAAGGTAAAATGGTAGGAGACTGTTATGGATAAGTACCCCGGACACATGGCCGATTGCGCCATTAACGATGAAGGCCCATGCACTTGCGGCACGGAAGAAGAACTTGCAGATATAGCCCGTGAAGAGGCCGGTTTAACTGCGGAAGATTATGGATGAACAACTTAGAGTACTCGATGGTTGATGTTATGCTGACTATCCTAAAGTACTCTAAGGGGCACTGGACGCCGGACGAAGTTCTTGAGTTTGCTTACTTGCTAGAGGGCTTCCACGAGGAAGAACTGGATGCGGCAAAGCCCACCCTAGTTAGCCTAAAAGGCGGCAAAGACACTGATAAATAAACAACATGCTTTAGGAGAGTAGATATGGCAAACAGAAGAACAGGTGCAAAAACCGAAGTTGAGTCAAGCCGCAAAAAAGCAGACTTATCGCTACCCCCTGCTGTGTCTCCGGAAAAGACACGAAGGAAACCGAAGACGGTGACACCAGTGCGACCGAAGCCAGTGACACCGACACCGTCGAACAGACCGAAGCCAGTGACACCGACACCGTCGAACAGACCGAAGTCAGCGACACCGACACCGGAACGGCCCCCCACGGTAGTTAAAGACCCAAAGTTCATGTCGGACGAGTTCCAGAAAAATTTGAAGATAGCGCGTAATCTGAGGAATAACCCGCTTCCAAAAATAGGTAACGACCTAGTGAAGATGAACAAAGGCGGTAAGATTCGCGGATACGGCATGGCCCGTGGTGGTAAAGTTTGTAAGATGCGCTAAGAGGGTAACGCTATGATGAAGTGCCGAGGCATGGGCAAAATGAAGCCCGTTACGTTTAAGAAAGGCGGTACGGTCAAAGATGATTGTTACCGCAAGGTGAAGGCGTCGTACAAAGTCTTCCCTTCTGCGTACGCCTCGGGTGCTATAGCTAAATGCCGAAAGAAGAAAGCCAGTGGCCGTTCGTAAGACGGAGAAGGGCAAAGCCCTAAAGCGCTGGTTTAAAGAGGACTGGAAAGATGTCCGTACCGGTAAAGACTGCGGACGTAAAGAAGGCGAGAAGCGGGGAACCCCGTACTGTAGACCAAGTAAGAAGGTCTCTAGTAAAACGCCTAAGACCTCTGGTGAAATGACAGCGGCAGAGAAGAAGTCCCGAATAGCGCAGAAGAAGCGCCTAGGGCAACCGGCAGGAAAACCTAAGCGTGTAGCTCCGCTTAAAAGGAAGAAGAAATAATGGCGACATCTGGCACAGCTACATTCAACATGGACTTCACCGAAATTGCGGAAGAAGCGTGGGAACGTGCCGGTAGAGAAATGCGTTCTGGTTACGACCTGCGCACTGCTCGTAGGTCTATGAATCTGTTGACTATTGAGTGGCAGAACCGTGGCATTAACATGTGGACTATCGAGGAAGGTACGAAAAACCTCGTAGAAGGCACCGCTACATACGATCTGCCCGCCGATACAATAGACCTTTTAGAGCACGTTGTACGCACAGGCGACGGTAGTGTAACCACGCAGTCTGACCTAAATATAACGCGTATCAGTGTCTCTACCTATTCAAGCATTCCTAACAAGCTCTCTCAGGGTCGCCCTATACAACTTTATGTAGACCGTGGGCAAGCTAACCCCTCTGTAACTGTGTGGCCTGTACCAGACCAAGGCACTGCACTTGCACCGTTCTATGTTCTTAAGTACTGGCGGATGCGCCGCATACAGGACTCGGGGACAGGCGTTAATACCGCCGATGTTAATTTCCGTTTCTTGCCCTGCCTCGTTGCAGGGCTTGCGTATTACATAGCACAGAAAGACCCAGAATTAATGCCTCGCCTACCGATGCTACAGGCCGAATACGAGCGTCAGTTTGAGTTGGCGGCAGGCGAAGATAGGGAAAAAGCCACGCTTAGTTTGGTGCCGCGTATACATGGCGTGAGGTAGACATGAGCTACAAGTATGCGTCTGGGCAAAAAGCAATCGCAATATGCGATGTTTGCGGCTTTCAATACAAGTTACGGCAGCTTAAAGAGCTGATTGTTAAGGGAAATAAGACTAACATTAAGGCGTGTCCCGAGTGTTGGAACCCAGATCAGCCACAGAACAGATTAGGGGAGTTCCCAGTTGAAGACCCCCAAGCAATACGAAACCCACGACCAGACTCTGCGGAGTTGGTAGCAAGCAGGGATATTCAATGGGGCTGGGACCCAGTAGGGCTAAGCGACCCGTTTGGACTTACACCAGACAATTTGGAAGGCAAAGGTGCCGTAGGACAAGTCACGGTAACCGTAAGCTAGGAGATCGAAATGAAAATGAAGTCAAGATCAAACGTAAAAGTACCCAAGGTCATCGAGTTCCCGAATGAGCCTACAATGTACAAAGTGGACACGTGCAACCAACCGCCTAAAGATATGAAGACTAGCGGTATTAAGGTTCGCGGTGTAGGTGCAGCGACTAAAGGTACTATGGCCCGAGGCCCAATGGGTTAAGGAGTAGCAGGTGAATTACACCGAGCTTAAAGCAAACATAGAAGACATTTGCGAGCAGTCGTTTACGGATGACCAACTTGCTATGTTTACAGATCAGGCTGAGCAGAAGATTTATAACACTGTTCAGATACCGGCTTTGCGTCGTAACCAGACTGGTAACCTGACTTCTGGAAATAAGTACTTGGTGTTCCCGACAGACTTCTTGTATCCGTTTTCTTTGGCGGTTATTGACGCTCAGGGCAACTACGAGTACCTGCTAAATAAGGATGTTAACTTCATCCGCGAGGCTTACCCCGGACCTACTAGCACTGGGACGCCCAAGCATTACGGCCTTTTTGACGATACAGCGTTTATCATAGGCCCAACACCAGACGCATCATACGAGGTAGAGCTGCATTACGGTTACTACCCAGAGTCTATTGTTACTGCCGGTACTACATGGCTTGGCAATGAGTTTGATTCTGCGCTGTTAAATGGTGCTCTGGTTGAGGCAATACGCTTCATTAAAGGCGAGCCGGATATGGTAGCCTTGTACCAGAAGATGTACGTAGACGCTATGGCGCTACTCAAAAATTTAGGGGACGGCAAGATGCGGGAAGATATGTACCGCTCTGGTCAACTCCGTATAACCCCGCGTTAATTTAAGAGGAAACACAAATGGCTATTTCACAAGCTATGGTTACATCGTTCAAAGTCGGTATCCTTGACGGGACATTCGACTTCAGCAGCGGTACAGCACAGGTATTTAAGATTGCTCTGTTTACTTCATCAGCTACGCTAGATGCGACTACTACTGCGTATGCCGTCACTAATGAGGTTGCGGGCACGGGCTACGTAGCAGGCGGTAATACCCTGACTATCTCTGCAAACCCAGCTTCTAGCGGCACTACAGCGTTCCTAGACTTTGCGGATACTACATGGTCTACAGCGACTATTACTGCTCGTGGCGCTTTGATCTACTTAGCAGACGGCGGCACTAACCCTGCTGTTGCAGTTCTGGACTTCGGTGCGGACAAGACCTCTACTGCGGGCGACTTTACTATTGTCTTCCCAGCGGCTGACGCGAGCAACGCTATAATCCGTATCGCTTAGGTCCTGATATGACTGACGTTACGGTCCCACTCTCCGGTTGGGGATTCAGCACTTGGGGTACGGATTCGTGGGGCGAAGGTAATGCTCTGCCCATCGGTACTGGTGCTGTAGGGACTGTAGGTGTTACGGGTGATGCAGTTGTAAGTGTTACCGGCGTAGTTGGCACAGCGGCTTTAGGTACAGCCATAGCGCAGGCAAATGCAAGCGTTTCGGTTACTGGGCTTAGCGCCACAGGTGTTGCGGGATATACGGTCTGGGATGCCACTGTTTATCTAGGCGGTTGGGGCCGAGGGGTCTGGGGTCAAGGTTCGTGGGGGCAGTCACTAGGTCTCCAAGCTACCGGTGAGATAGGCTCAGTTGAAGTACAGGAAGGCGTTGGGGTATACGTCACTGGCGTACAAGCTACGGCCACTCTTGGCAATATTGCGGTTGAAGCCGATGGAGCGATAGAAGCTCTCGGCAATGCAGCTACCGGTCAGATCGGTACGGTAATAGTTAACGCGGATGCCAACTTCTCTGTTACGGGTGTTGAAGGTACTGGGGCACTAGGCACAGCCGGTCCGATAACAACCGTAGCCATAAACGTCACAGGCGTAGCCGCAACCGCTACAGCGGGTAATGTAGAAATAATCGGGGATTCGTCTCTTGATGCTACTGGGCTGCAAGCCACAGCTACACTGGGCAATATCACTGTACTGCTCCAACAGAACGTCAACGTCACCGGCGTTCAGGGCACTACCGCACTAGGCGAGACAACCGAGACAGCAGGAGCCAAGGTATACGCCATTGGCGTACAGGCCACAGGCCAAGTCGGAACAGTACTAGTCTGGAGTCAAATAGTTCCGGGCGGCGACCCAAATTGGGTAGACATTGCCCCTATTAGTCAAACCCCTACGTGGACGGAAATAGCAGCATGAAGACAGTAAACGAAGCAAAGAACTTGGGTAGCGCAATAGACCCTAAGCATGAAATTGAAGTGGTATGCAGCAACTGCGGGTACGATGTAAACGAGGCTGAATTGAGTGCCGATACTTGCTCAGATTGCGGCGAAGCACTAAACTTACGACAGAATACAAAGATTTACGCGACAAGCATTCCCGCCGCTGGCGGCAGCACGTTAGTGTAGATACTGGAGAAATTAAATGGCTACTTATGTAAATAACTTACGGCTCAAAGAAATCACCACGGGTGATGAAGACGGCACTTGGGGCACCAGTACTAATACTAACCTTGAGCTGATTACCGACGGTTTTAGCTACGGCACGAAAGAGATTGCCGCTGACGCTAACGAAACCTTCACCATGCCGGACGCTACAGCAGATGCCACGCGCTCGTTGTACCTTAAGTTTACTTCGGCGGTGGACCTAACAGCGACTCGTGAAATTACGCTTGGGCCAAACACGGTATCTAAGACGTGGATCATTGAGAACGCTACTACCGGTGGCCAGATCATCACGATCAAGCAGGGTTCAGGCGCTACGGTCAACGTGGCTAATGGCTCTAAAGTCATGGTCGTCACAGACGGTGCGGGAGCAGGTGCTGCGGTTCTTAACGCTAACCCCACAGAAGTAGGCGGCTCAGTTACTAGTGTTGATGTTTCTGGCGGCACTACGGGCCTTACTACTTCAGGCGGACCGGTAACTACCTCTGGCACTATTACTCTTGCAGGTACTCTTGCTGTCGCCAACGGCGGTACGGGTGCAACGACAATCACTGCAAACAGCGTGGTTCTGGGTAACGGTACAAGCGCAGTACAAACGGTTGCTCCGGGCACTTCAGGTAACATCCTGACTTCAAACGGTACAACTTGGCAGTCAACGGCTCCTGCGGCCAGTGGCATATCAGCAGGTCTTTCAATCGCTCTTGCGATGGTCATGGGATTCTAGGAGAAGGTAAATGGCTAACCCCAATATAGTAAATGTAACAAGCATCTTAGGTAAAACGACGTATATCACGCCCGCAAATACCTCGGCCAATGTCCTGCTATCAAACGCGGCGTCAAGTGGTGAGGTATTAAAAATCAACCAGATCGTAGCGGCTAACGTCGATGGCACTGCCGCTGTGGATTGTACCGTAACGATTAACACAGCAGCGGCAGGTGGCGGTACGGCATACCCTATCGTTTCTACAGTGTCCGTGCCTGCGGATGCGTCTTTGATTGTTGCTGACAAGACTACAGCAATTTATCTGGAAGAAGATAAATCCATCGTAGTAACAAGCGGCTCGGCTAACGATCTTGCTTTCACGATCAGCTACGAAATTATCTCTAGCTCGTAAGGAGTAGGATATGCCTATTCACGGCAATCTAGGTGGGTTTATTAAGCCCGGCTTTAACCCTCTTGGTCCACAGACTGAGGAGTATACTTACGAGCTTTACGCTTGGGGCGGGAACTTTTATGGAGAACTAGGCTTAGGTAACACTACTTACTATTCTTCTCCCGTACAAGTAGGTGCACTCACTACGTGGACAAAAGTCTCTGCGGGTAACCAATTTAGCGTAGCCATTAAAAACGACGGCACCATGTGGTCTTGGGGAGAAGGCGCTTCCGGTAAACTCGGCCAAGGCAGTACCACCGATTATTCTTCCCCGGTTCAAATAGGGGCGTTAACCACATGGTCTCAAGTTTCTGCGGGACACGCCCATACCCTAGCCATAAAAACCGGCGGTACGCTTTGGGCGTGGGGTGTTAACAACGTCGGTCAACTAGGCCAAAATAACACCACTAACTACTCGTCTCCAGTACAAGTAGGCGCGCTTACTACTTGGCTTGATGTTGCTGCGGGGTTTTACAGCTCTTTTGCCATTAAAACGGACGGCACTATGTGGTCTTGGGGAGGCAATGGCGACGGCGCGTTAGGCATAGATGACGGTAGTTTTGCTAACCGCTCTTCTCCCGTGCAGATAGGGTCAAACACTTACTGGGCCAGCGTTGCCGGTGGGCGAGATGGTGCTCTTGCCGTTACTACAGATGGGAAACTTTTTTCTTGGGGCCTTAACAACAGCGGGGAGTTAGGCTTAGGGAATACTACTTACCGTATTTCCCCAGTGCAGGTAGGGGCGCTTACTACGTGGGCACAAGTCTCTATGGGGCGAGGTAATTACTCTTCCGCAGTTAAAACCGACGGCACCATGTGGACTTGGGGTAAAAACAATGCTGGTCAACTAGGCCAAAACAACACCACCAACTACTCTTCTCCAGTACAAGTAGGCGCACTGACTACGTGGTCTAAAGTAGCTGCGGGTAACGTCGTCGCTCTAGCGGTCAAAACCGACGGCACTCTTTGGGCTTGGGGTGATGGCGGCGACGGCAGCTTGGGCCAAGGTAACACCTTAGATTATTCCTCTCCTGTACAAGTAGGATCACTTACCACATGGGGCGAACTGCCTTACATGATGTCCAGCAACGGTGCATCTCTCGCGTTACAACTTTAAGGAGCTGACATGCCCATTATCAGATCAGGTGTCCAGTACTCCGGTAAGTGGACAAAATCACAACAGATGCAAGCCATTGCTGCCGGTACGTGGACGGGGATTCCTACACCTGAGATTTTTGCTTGGGGGACCAACTCAGATGGTCAGCTAGGCTTAGGAAACACCACCAACCGCTCGTCTCCAGTACAAGTGGGAGCACTTACTACTTGGTCACGAACGGCATCTGGACAAAACCACACGTTAGCAACTAAAAACGACGGCACTCTCTGGGCTTGGGGAGATAATTTTAGGGGGGAGTTAGGTCAAGGCGACACTACTGACCGAAATTCTCCAGTACAAGTAGGCGCATTGACTACGTGGGCGGAAGTTGCCGGAGGTTATCAATACTCTTTAGCCACCACCGACGGTAAACTCTACGCTTGGGGCTATAACGGGGACAACCAACTAGGCTTAGGCGACGGCACTAACCGCTCATCTCCGGTACAAGTAGGTTCTCTTACTACATGGTCTAAAATCTCTGCGGGGTACAATGCTAGTTATGCTATTAAAACCGATGGCACGCTTTGGGCTTGGGGGGCTAACAACCACGGCCAACTAGGAATAGGCGACACCACTACCCGCAATTCTCCAGTACAGGTAGGATCGCTGACTACGTGGGCGAAGGTCTCGGGGTATAAATTTAGCTGTTTGGCACTTAAAAATGACGGCACGCTTTGGTCATGGGGATATAACCCTTTCGGTCAACTAGGATTAGGAGACACCACGGCCCGCAACTCTCCCGTGCAAATAGGAGCACTCACTACATGGACTACACTTGGTCCCGGTGCATATAGGGGGCAAGCAATTAAAACAGACGGTACTTTGTGGACTTGGGGAAGTGATAGCTACGGCGCATTAGGTATAGGGGCGTTGGGAAACCGCAGTTCCCCGGTACAAGTGGGCGCTCTTACTACATGGCTGCAAGTTGCCGGAGGGTATTTTTTCTCTTTAGCAACCACCACCGACGGCAAACTATACGCTTGGGGCTATAACGCTTTCGGTCAATTAGGCGATGGCACTACCACTAGCCGCAATTCTCCAGTACAAATAGGATCGCTTACTACGTGGGGTACACTCTCTAAAATGTCTACAACTGGGTCATCTTTAGTAACTACCGCAAGAACCACATAACTATGAAAAAACAACTACACTTTATGTCAGGCGTTCCCCGATCAGGTTCTACGGTACTTGCGGCGATACTTAACCAGAACAAACAGACTCACGTCTCTACCACGTCGGGTTTGGTATTTGCTTTGGATGGTATGGCTAATACGTGGCACTCGACGGGTCTTCTGCGTGCAGATGAGGCTAACCACAAGATACTGGTTGATTCTATGCGCGGGGTTATTGACGCTTTTTACAAAGACGTTGACGCGCCGGTTGTTATAGACAAGGGCCGTGGTTGGCCCATCCCGCAGATTATGCAGGCGATGACTGAAGTGGTAGGCGCTAAGCCTAAGATCATTGCTACTGTGCGCTCTATTCCCGACTGCATGGCGTCCTTTGTCCGTGTAGCTAAGCCCGATGACCTTGATGCCTTTATGGAGTCGGGTCAGCTATCTGAGCATTTAAAAGCGGCATACATTACGCTACAGACGGGCTATCAGTACGACCCCGAGTGTTTCTGCTTGGTAGAATACGAAGACCTTATTGCAGACCCTAAGTCACAGCTTGATCGCATTCACGCCTTTTTGGGCTTGCCCGACTTTGACTACGACTTTACGGCTATTGACGGCACAAGCGTTCAAGAAGACGACGAAGAAATACATGGTTATGCGGGTATGCACGACATAGCGCCGGTGCTTGCAAAGCAGCACAGCGAAGACCCCAAGGACGTACTTAAGCACCACTACGGCATGTTCTGTCAGCCGGAATTTTGGTTAGATCGACCACGCACTACCCCCGAGCTACATGACCTAGACCTCCAGTTAGCTGCGTCTAAGATGGGTAATTTTGCTGAAGGGTGGCAGTTAGCGCAGAAGATCGAAAAAGACGAGCCGAACAACCACCGCGCTGCCTATAACCGTGGGTGGTACTTACTGCGCCAAGGTCAGATACAAAAGGGCTATCAGCTCTTAGACCGTGGGCGACGGGCCGGTGTTTTCGGTAATAAAGCCCCTAACGTACCTACACAACCGTGGGACGGAAAGACCAAGGGCACGGTGATGCTTTACCTCGAAGGGGGTCTAGGCGACCAGATACACCAAGTTAGGTTTGCTAAGCATATTGCTGCTCGTGGGTGCAAGGTTATCGTAGCCTGCTCGGGTCCTCTTGCCTCACTATTCGTGGACGTTGAGGGGGTAAGCTCGGTTATACAGCACGAAGCGGCGTTTGGTATCTACCACGAGTTTTACGTGCAAGGCATGTCGGCTATAGTCCCGCTTGGGTTTGAGTTAGAGGATTTAAGTGGCGAGGCGTACATAACTAAGCCTAAAACCATTAAGGGTTTCCGCAAGCGCATTGGACTACGGTGGCAGGGGCAGACGGCGTTTGAAGCAGAACACCAGAAGAAGTTCCCGTATGAGCTGCTGTTTAATGCCCTTGAAGGTGTTGACGCGGAGTTTATTAGTTTACAGCGCGATGAGGGTGCGGAGGCTTGCCCGCCTTGGGTTAAGCAGGTGCCGTTAGATACTTGGGAAGACACGCGACAGGCTACGGCTTCTTGCGATTTAGTTATCTCTTCTTGTACTTCGGTAAGCCACTTAGCGGCTGCTATGGGTGTTGAGACTTGGGTGATTATTCCCGTTATGCCTTACTTTTTATACGCACAGGAGGGTGAAACTTGCCCTTACTACGATACAATGAAGCTGATGCGGCAGGAAGTGTTTGGTAACTGGGAAGCCCCGTTTACTAAGATTAAAGAGCGACTTAGCGAGAAGCAAACGCTGCGGAGAGTAAAATGAGCGGAAAATGGCCCGGCGGGTTTATAACTAAAGACGGACCAGTGCCAGATGGGCCATTGGAAAATGGTGCCGCGTCCGGCGTTTGGACTATGGACCAAGTTGCGGATTATGTGAAGCAAGGTATTTGGCCGACTCAAGGGCTATCTTTAGGATTTACCGGGGAACGTATATTTATTCCTTACTACAGCGGCACTTATACCTCTGACCATAAAATATACAATTTTAACACTAATACCATTATAGACCTTGGCCAACAAAGCTCAAACTATATGGCGTCAAACGGGTTTGTTAACGTATGCGAAGCGCAGGGGGGTAAGATAGTTGCTCTTGCAAGTGCAAACACAACTAACGCTAGCTATAAGAACATGGCTTCTGTTAGTTCTTCTAACAGTGTTACCTATTATAGAATGGACCCTCAAAACTTTCCTTCTTATGGAAGCTCTTTCGGGCAGGTTACATATAATCCCGATGCAAATCGTTGGATGACTACAACCTACCCTCACTATAACGTAGGGTCCTCTAACTTTTACTTAACCTTTACCTCTAGTGCCAGTTATAGTTCCTACAGTCAAGGTCAACCCGCTTTTCAGACCACGGCCCCCTTAACGCGCATGCTGCAACGCGATGCTCTAGCCAACCCTACTTTTGGCGATTATATGGTTAATATGGGCGCTCTTTGGGGTACGGGGCAGTACGTTTATATAGCAAAAGACCAAACCCCCTACAACCCACCTTCCTTTGCTAGTACAGCGCTTGGCTCTAGCCAGTCATACCCGCGAGTCAAAGGTATTGCACCTGTGACTAAAGACGTAGCTTTGGTGGTTACAGGCGGCTATGGAGACTATATGTATACCCCCGCGACGGGTGGAACAGTTGTTATTTCTGATTTTTTTGGTGACATACTTGCGGCAGCGGGTGCTTACCCCGGCACTAGCTGCTTTACGGCTATTTCTACAAACGTCGTTTGCTGTTCATCAAATTCGAGCGCAGTGGTTTTTAAGTGTGATACTTCTTTTAATATAGATTGGGCCATTGATGTGCAATCTGCTATAGGGGGGAGCAACCAAAGCGTACAGATGGTTATTGGGGCCGGAGACAATATGTACATATGGCATAGACAGACGGTTTCCCCGTACCAGCACAGTATGTCTAAAATGACGTTAGACGGGTCAGGAGGTCACACTATAGTAACAAAAGCTATGCCCGGACTAACCGCAAACAAAGGTATGTATGGTTGCAATTACCAGTATTTCGATTAAAGGAAAAATCATGAGTACAAAAACTCAAACTATTGAGCTAAACAGAGATTGCCCTGAAACCATAGAGCTAAAAGTACTGCAAGATTGGGCGAAAGAAAATATCAGCGGGGAAGAGCTTACAACAGAAGAAATAGTTTTGTTTTGGCAATACCGGAATTCAGCAGAAGGGCAGCAAGCTTACGAGGAGATCCTCGCCTCAGCCCCTAGCTATTAAACTTTCCGACGACAAAACCGGAATATAATTAAAGGAGACTCTCATGTCTTTATTTGTAAAAATAGTAAACAACGAAGTAAAACAAGTTTGGGACACGCAGCCTCCTGCGGGCGAGTCTGGTTGGAAGTCAGCGGTCGAAGTAAAACCCGACGTAGTTGAAAACCGCCAAACCCTAGACGGCCACACGTTCGACATAACTACGGACCCCGTACAGATTGTCTATGCAGTGCGTGATATTACTGCTGACGAGCGTAAGTCTGGTTTAATCGGCCGAGCTAAGTCTGAGTTCCAACAAGTGGCTAACGATCAACTACAGGTTGAAATGGACGACACTGCAACCGATGGGGACTTAGAAGCCGTAAGTGCGGCTAAAGCTGTTAAAGATGCCCGTATTGTAGCTATTAACGCCTGTACTACGCATGATGAACTAGACGCTATTTAGTTTGTTTTAAAGCAGTAGGAGTACCCATGAGATGACCGAGTTAGAGCTAGAAGCGATGATACAGCGTGCTGCGGAGGCGGGGGCCAAAAAAGCCTTACGTGACGTGGGTTTACAAGACGACGACGCTGTTCATGACATGCGTGAAATACGCGACCTTCTAGACTCTTGGCGCTCGGCCAAACGTACTGCGGCAAATACCTTGATTAAGACCTTTACCTACATATTCTTGGGTGCCCTGCTAACGGGGTCCTACTTTAGCTTTTTTAACAAGCCCTAGGTGCGTATCATGAGCCACTTCCAGACCGCGCTAGTTGCCGAAGCTGTGGATGGTGGATGGCGGCTACACGCCCCACTGGTGTATTATAGCGACGTTCTGGGGCGCACAGTGACTGTGCCTGCGGGGTATTGCACTGATCTGGCGAGTGTCCCCAGAATATTCCGGTGGATAGTCCCCGTAGCCAATGCTAAAAACCGGAAGGCAGCCGTGGTCCACGATTACTTATGCACCCACGGCGACGGCGTTGTTAAGAACCAAAAGCAGGCGGATAAGGTGTTTCGAGAAGCACTGAGCGTACTAGGTCTGGGCCGGTTTAAGTCAGGCGCTCTGTACTACCCAGTGCGTACGTTTCAGTCTATTAAAGGATGGTTCTCATGAGATTACTTATTTTAGGCGCAGTGCTGCTTGCACTCCCTGCTTGTACCCAGTTGAATAGCTTAGAGATTACGCCGGAGGACAACGCTATGGCCTGTCTGAAAGGCAACACGAACGCGGCCGGTGCTGTGCTTGGGGCTAACGTTTCCGGAATTACGGTTGAGCTTCCTGCCTCTGTGGACACCTCTAACTGGACTGCGCAAGACTGGAAAGAACTAGCCGAGCTTTGCGACTAGTGACCGAAAAACTACTTGATATGCTCAAGCGCCATGAGGGCGTAAGGTCCCACGTTTACCTGTGTTCTGCCGGATACGAAACCATTGGTGTGGGTAGGAACATCTCGAAGTCCGGTATGGGGCTGTCCGAGGATGAAGTTGACTACCTGCTAGAGAACGACATAGTACGCGTTATTAAGGAACTTTCTTCGGAATATCCGTGGTTTAGGGGTCTTGATGATGTACGAAAAGATGCTATGATTGACATTAGTTTTAACCTTGGTGCTACGAGGCTTCGTGGTTTCAAGCGCGCATTGGCAGCTATGGAAGTTGCCGACTATACAACCGCAGCAAAAGAGTTCCTAGATTCCAAATGGAGTCGGGACGTTAAGGGTCGTGCTACCGAACTCTGCTACATGATTGAGACGGGTAACTACCTATAATGAGGTTAAGAAATGCCGCTTCAGAAACTACAATTCAAGCCCGGAGTTGACCGCGAGAATACGCGCTACGCAGCCGAAGGCGGTTGGTACGAGACCAACAAAGTGCGTTTCAGACGGGGTATGCCTCAGAAGATCGGTGGGTGGGTGCGCCTGTCAAACCAAACTTTTCTTGGCGTCTGCCGGTCTATGCTCAACTGGGTTACTCTCCAAGGGCAAAACCTCGTCACAGTAGGCACTAACCTCAAGTACTACATCGAGCGTGGTGGGGCTTACTACGACATTACCCCTATCCGGTCCACGGTGACCCTGACCGACCCCTTTGATACTACTAGCGGCTCTGCGGTTGTTACGGTTACAGACACCGCACACGGTGCGCTTGAAGGCGACTTTGTTACGTTTAGTGGGGCTACAGCAGTTGGTGGTCTGACTTTAAACAACGAGTACCAGATAAGCCTGATCGACGAAGATTCCTACACTATTACTGCGGAGACTACGGCTTCTTCTACTGCCACGGGTGGCGGAACTGTTACTGCGGCCTATCAAATAAATACAGGTAACGAGATTGCTGTGCCATTTACTGGTTGGTCTGGCGGTACTTGGGGTGCAGGTACGTGGGGTTTTGGTGGTACTACTGATGCGCCTATCCGGCTCTGGAGCCAAGCTAACTTCGGTGAGGACTTATTCTTTACCTACCGTGGTGGCGAGCTTTTCTACTGGGATGCAACCAACGCGGTTACTACTCGTGCGGTCTATGTGTCTTCGCTTGCCGGTGCGTCAGACGTTCCTGTCATAGTTAATAAGGCATTCGTGTCTGACATCTTCCGCTTTGCGTTCTGCTTTGGTGCGAACGATCTGGGTACTAGCGTGCTTGATCCTATGCTTATCCGTTGGTCTGACCAAGAAGACGTAGCTAACTGGACGCCTGCGGCCACTAACCAAGCAGGTAGCCTGCGGTTGTCCCGTGGTAGTGAGATCATTACCGCCATACAAGCACGTCAAGAAATACTGGTCTGGACTGACACCGCCCTGTATGGCATGCAGTATTTAGGTGCTCCAGAGGTTTGGGGTGCGCAGCTCCTCGGTGACAACATCACCATAGCTAGTACTAACGCAGCGGTGTATTCAGGCAACATAGCCTACTGGATGGGTACGGATAAGTTCTATTACTACGACGGTACGGTTAAGACGCTACCCTGTTCAATCCGCAGCTATATATTTAACGACTTTAACTTCTCTCAGTATGCACAGGTGATTGCCGGTACTAACGAGCGGTTCGATGAGATTTGGTGGTTCTACTGTTCTGCCGACTCTACCCAGAACGACCGCTACGTGGTGTACAACTACCTGCAAGAAATCTGGTACTACGGCACGCTATCGCGCAGCGCTTGGATCGACGCCGACCTGAGAGAAAACCCTATGGCGGCTACGTACAGCAACAACTTGGTAACGCATGAAGTAGGTTACGACTGCCAAGAAACTACTACGCCGTTCCCGATTACAGCTACGCTAATATCCTCTGAGTTTGACTTGGACGACGGCGATAAGTTTATGTTTGTTAAGAGAATGTTACCTGACGTAACGTTTGAGGGTTCAACCGCTGATAGCCCTGCGGCTACTATGACGCTATCTCCAATGGAGAACTCCGGTTCTGGGTACAACAACCCGCTATCAGAAGGCGGTAACAGCAGCGCTACGGTAACCCGTTCGGCCACGGTGCCCATTGAGCAGTTTACAGGGCAGGTCTTTGTGCGGGTACGTGGTAGGCAGATGGCGTTTAAGATCGAGTCCACTGAGTTAGGTGTGGCTTGGAAGTTAGGTATACCACGTTTGGATATGCGTCCTGACGGCAGGAGGGGCTAATGGCGCAGGAAAGGCTCGTACAAAAAGTTCAGCCCCCTGCACTACCCATACCCAAGGCGGGGCCGCTTAAGCAGTATCTGGATGACCTGAATAACATCCTGCGTCTGTTTTTTAACCTTGTAGCCAACGCGGTTAACAACGTATTTGGGGAGCTTGGCGGTAGGTTTTTAGACGTGCCTAATGCGTTATACTTCTCTACGGTAGATCAACCGATAGCAGTGGTGGACACGGCGCAGGTAATAACGTTCAACCAGACGTACTTAGAAAGCGGGTTTGTGTTGGACGGGGGTACGGATAGCGAGATAACTGCAACGTATTCAGGGGTTTACAACTTTCAGTTTATCGGGCAGGTAGCTAGCGGTTCGGCTTCTGCTAAAAATATATACCTGTGGATTACGCGTAACGGCACTGATCTGGGGTACACAGCACGGGAATTTGTGTTACAGGGTTCTGGTGAGATAGACGAGGTAATCTGGAACTTCAACTTGGATTTGGCAGCGGGTGAGTACGTTGAGATGACGTGGGTTTCTGACGATATAAATGTCACTATGACAACCGTGCCCCCTGCTGTATCTCCGGCAACCCCTCATCCGGGCGTAACATCTGCTGTACTAACAATTAACTTTATTTCCGCACTCCCCGAAGTGCGACCAACACCTCCGTAGGTTAGATATGGGTACTGAGAGTTATTTAAACGACGACAGTATGGTCTATAACCCGAGCACGGGGACGTACAGTCGTGCGGGCGATATAAGAAGTGGGGTTTTAACCGTTGACGCGCAAAACAACAACTCCGTAGATAGTTTACTCGGCGCAGACCCCAATGCTTATGATTCCGATGGGGCCGTAGCGCCCACAACAGATAGTATAGGAAGTGACCGTACCCTCACTAGTGAAGAATTACGTGATATTTTTGCGGCAAACTTAACCGCCAGTGATATATACGGCGATCCGCTTGCAGGGTATGAAGGGGTTAGAGACCCAGTAACTAGCGCTGTTTCTGCCGCAATGCAAAATGATTACCTGAACTCTATTCTTGAAGAAGGGCCGGACATTCGCCCTCCGCCTATGACTAAAGAGGACATGTTAGCTTCTTTAGGTACCATAGACTTAACTGATGGCGCTAGCCAAGAAGAGATTGACGCAGCCACTGCTTTTCTTGATACAGGTTTAGTATCTATAGACGACGTAGCTAGGAGCACTGGGCTACCTGTAAGCGCCATAGAAGCTGCGTACAACAACACCATTGATTTAAGTGATACGGCCCCACCTGCGGAACAAGGTGATTTCTTTTTGCCCGGTCTTGATGAGGGGCTTGAGTTTTTAAGTGAAGCCGGTAAGGGTATAGGAGCAGGGTTAACAGGCACTTTGGGCAACGTAGCCACTGCGGTATCTCAAATACTTCCAGAAGAGTACGAAGCTGGGGCAAGAGACTACATAGACGAAACTACTCAAAATATAATAGAAGACTATTTTCCTGCCGGTGAAGGGTGGGAAGACTCTACTACAAGGGCAGTTACTCAAGGCGCGGGCGGAAGCGCGGTTTATTTTATTCCGGGTGGGAATTTAGTCAAAGCTGGGCAGTTGGTTTATGCGGTGGCTTCATCTGCGGGAGAAGCTATTAGACGTGCGGTTGAAGCGGACGCTACAGAAGGGGAAATAGACGTTGCGGGGACACTAGGCACTCTCCCCGGCCTTATAGAACCTTTTCTTGGCCCCGGTAAAATGTTGGATAAGCTTTTACCCGAGAGCGTTGAAAAAGTGTTTACTACCAAAGTGGGCGAAATTCTTGCCGACAATGTTGTAAACAAGACCAAGAAAGTTACTATGGCTGGAGTGGGCGAAGCTATAGAAGAAGCTGCCCAAGAAACAATACAGAACAGCATAGGTATAAACGTATATGACGCCGACATAGACTTATTTGAAGGTACCGGAGAAGCCATTGAGCTTGGTGGTTTAACAGGAACAATAGTACAGACTATTATAGAAGCGGTTACACCGGGTAACACTAGGTCCGCTACTTACATTCCGAGGAGTACTAGCAGTGCGGATACGAACCAAGCGCAAATAACAAACGAGTCGGATGACTTAGTAGTTGCTACCCAAGATCAAACTTTAGGGGTAACAGACCAATCGGCTCAGATAGATGGAGATGGAACTAGTTTATTACCCGACGGTTCTGCTCTATATGACTCCCAAGGTAACAAGATAACAAAGGGTACTACTTACACCATATATGAAGATGGCAGTGTTGCTGTAACTGATACGGGTACGGGTAGAAAAGTAGAGGCGGACTTAAATGACTCTACAACCGTACAAGAGCTTGTAGACGCGGAAGCTGGAGACGTTGTATATAATTCAGTACTAAACGGAACTACTGATTTAGAAACCGTTGTTGACGCAAAAGGTTCGGCTGCTACTGAGGGATGGCTTGCTGTAAACGACCCTGAATTGTTAAAAAACGAAGATTTTGTTGGCCCGTTATTCCAAGACGATTTAGATCAATCGGGGGTAATTGACTTAGTTGTAACCGATGTAAACGCCCAAGTAGATGCTGGCACACTGCCTGAAAGTGCTAGAGTCAGCGCAACGTCTACAGCAGATGAGCTTTTAGAAGCCCTCGGTAACGCAAGTACGCATACCGTAAATAGGGTGGTTGGGTACGCAGACGATGATGTTCTATCCGACATACTAACAAACGCGAAAACAAAAGAACTTGATAAACTCTTTGAAAAAGCAGATGCGGACGTACTTGCAGAAGCGGGCGATATTTATGGTGACCTAGATGCAGACACCCAAACAAAAATAGACACTGTATTAGGTACAACCCCAACTATTTCAGTTACTACTGCACCGACTCAAACCACTTCAGTTACTACTGCACCGACTCAAACCACTTCAGTTACTACTGCACCGACTCAAACCACTTCAGTTACTACTACGACTACACCTTCTCCTACTGCCACGGGCGGAACAGACATAGTAGATACTTTGACTATTAATGGGGTAGGAAGTGATGACCCCACGACAATAATTACTTCTGGGCCAACTCAAGGGCCAACGCAGACTACCTCAGTAAGCCCAACTACCTCTGTATCTGTAAGTACTAAGCCAACTACTTCGGTAAGCCCAACTACGTCTGTATCTGTAAGTACTAAGCCAACTATTTCAGTAAGCCCAACTACAACTACATCTGTAAGCCCAACTACAACTACATCTGTAAGTCCAACTACAACTACATCTGTAAGCCCAACTACAACTACATCTGTAAGTCCAACTACGTCTGTATCTGTAAGCACTAAGCCAACTACTTCAGTAAGCCCAACTACGTCTACAAGTACTTCAGTAAGCCCAACTACTTCAGTAAGCCCAACTACGTCTACAAGTACTTCAGTAAGCCCAACTACTTCAGTAAGCCCAACTACGTCTGTATCTGTAAGCACTAAGCCAACTACTTCAGTAAGCCCAACTACCTCTGTATCTGTAAGCACTAAACCAACTACTTCAGTAAGCCC